TAATTTTAATATTTATAAACAATGAAACCATCAGAATTTAAAAAAATTATTAAGGAAGCCGTAAAAGAAGCTATTCAAGAAGAATTGAAAGAAATTCTATTGGAAGCAGTACGTGCTCCTAAAACGGTTGTTAATGAAACCATAAGAGATACTTATGCACAACCACACATTGAACAACCTAAAAAACTAACAGTAGCTGAAAGACAAGCAATGTTTGGTGGGATTTTAGGTGAAATGCAAAATGGTGGAACTGTAACTTCTCAATATGCAAATGAATTTAAACCCCAATCAGTAGATACTATTAATGGTGCTTTACCAGCTGGAGAAGTAGGATTAGATATGATAATGGGATTAATGAAAAAATAAAAATGGCAATAATTGTTCAAAATAGATTTCCAATTGATTCTATAGATAGAAAAGCTATAGGAGTTAATATTCCTTTCAATGCTCCTGCTGTATTTCAATCAAACTATTTGACTAAAGATGCTGTACGAAATAACTTAATTAATTTCTTTTCAACTGATCAAGGAGAAAGAGTATTTAACCCATTTTTTGGAAGTGGATTAAGAAAATATGTGTTCGAAAATATAGATAGTTTAACTAATGATTTTATAAAAAAATTAGTAACAGATGAAACTAGTAAATATTTCCCTTTTGTTAGTATAGCTCAAATTACTACAAATATTAATGAAGATACAAACACAATAAAAATAAATGTAAAATACCAAGTAATAAACAATGGTGTTCAAGACGAAATTAATATTATATTATAAAAATGGCCGTTAGAAGAGACATAAAATACGTTGATAGAGATTTTACATCTCTAAGAAATAGTCTTATTAATTATACTAAAACCTATTTCCCCAACACATATAACGATTTTACTCCAGCATCACCAGGTATGATGTTTATGGAAATGGCGGCTTATGTGGGTGATGTTTTATCATTTTATGTAGATAACCAATTCCAAGAAACATTTATTCAGTATTCTCGCCAAACTCAAAATTTATATGATTTGGCTTATATGTTAGGGTATAAACCCAAAGCAACAAATGCAGCAACAGCAACCTTAGAAGTTTATCAACAACTCCCAGCAACTCCTTCAGGAAGTCCTGCTGTACAAGTTCCTGATTATACTTATGCTATGCAAATTCCGGCTAATACTACCGTTACTTCTAATCTTAATGGTTCTTTACAATTTTTAATTACTAATAAAGTAAATTTTTCTTTTAGTAGTTCAAGTGATCCAACAGAAGTAACAGTTCTTACTACAACAGGTAATGTACCTACATACTTCTTGGTTAAAAAATATGTAAAAGCCATATCAGCTACTATTAAATCAACAACATTTTCATTTACCTCCCCAGTACCTTTTGATTCAAGAACTATTACTGATAATAATATTATTGGTATTTTAGATATTATTGATAATACAACTGGAGATACATGGTATGAGGTAGATTATTTAGCCCAAGATGCTATTTTTGAATCTATAGATAATTCAAATCCAAATGATCCAAATTATCTCCAAGACCCAGATGTTGCTAATTTATTAAGAATTAAATCTGTTCAAAATAGATTTGCTACAAGATTTTTAGATAAAACAAATTTACAAATCCAATTTGGTTCCGGAAATCCTAATGATACAACTGAAGTGATTATCCCTAATCCTGACAATGTTGGTATTGGCCTCCCAGATAATCAAAGTAAATTAACAACCGCTTACGCACCAACCAACTTTATATTTACAAATACTTATGGTATTTCTCCTTCAAATACAACTTTAACAGTTAGATATCTTGTTGGAGGGGGAGTTGAAGCTAATGCCCAAGCAAATTCACTTCAGAATTTAAATACTTCTAATGTATCATTTATTAATTCAAGTATTGCTGATCCTAACTTAGCTCAACAAATATTTAATACTTTATTAGTAACTAATCCTGAAGCTGCTTCTGGTGGATCTGATGGAGATGATATTAATGAATTAAGACAAAATTCTTTAGGTAGTTTTCAAAGTCAATTACGAAATGTAACTTTTGATGATTATGTAATTAGATCTTTAAGTTTACCTTCTGAATATGGAACAGTAGCAAAAATATATGCAACAAAACCAAATGCTGCTTCACGTTCTATTAGTACAATTGATTTATATGTTTTATCATATAATAATGTTAAAAACTTAACTACTGCCTCTGATGCTTTAAAAAGAAATTTGAATACATATTTGTCTCAATACAAAATGATTAATGATTCGATTGGTATTAGAGACGCATTTATAATTAATATAGGCGTTAATTTTGAAATAATCACCCTTCCCGGTGCTAACTCAGATGAAGTGTTACTAAAATGTATATTAGCGTTACAAGACATATTTAATATTGATAATTGGCAGATAAATCAACCTATAAACTACAGAAATTTATATGTTGCCCTTGATCAAATTGAAGGTGTACAAACTGTTAAATCTATTCAAATAATTAATAAAGTAGGTTCTAATGATGGATATTCTGATTATGCATATGACATCTCAGGAGCTACAGCTAATAATGTAGTATATCCTTCTTTAGATCCAATGATTTTTGAAGTTAAATTTCCAAATTCCGACATTCAAGGTAAAGTAGTACCTTTTTAATATAAAAACAAATGGCAGTATATAAATTATTTCCTACTAAAGACGCTACATTATATTCTTTATTCCCTAGTATGAATACAGGGTTAGATGAAATTGTAGAAGCAACAGAAACATCTTTTGCTTATGCTGATCCTAATCCTCAAACTAGTCGTTTTTTAATTAATTTTGAAGAAAATGAAATAGATGATGTTTTAGAAAATAAAATAGGAATTAGTAGTTCGGTTCAATTGTTGAATAATAATTTATGGAAATCTAATCTACAATGTTTTATAGCAACATCTACAGGTCTACAAGCAAATACAACAGTTGAGTGTTATCCTGTATATGGTAATTGGGATATGGGTACGGGTAGATATTTAGATTCTCCATTAAATTCTAGTGGTACTAGTTGGATTTGGCGCACCTACTCAGGTTCAGGAGGAACTCAATGGTTGACAGGAAGTTATCCTGCTTGTGTTACAGCTTCATTTAATTTTCCAACATCATCAAAGGGTGGTGGTAACTGGTTTACTGGTTCTCCTGTTCCTTGGTTTAATTCAAATACTTATCCTATAAGTGCCTCAGCAACTTTTGGATATTGGGAGAGTAAAGATTTAAATTTAAATGTAACAAACATTATTAGAGCTAGGTATACGGGTTCTATAACTACAGATGGATTCCTTATAAAACAATCAGTTGAATTTATTAATAATAAAGATGTTCAACCTGAATTAAAATATTTTTCTAGGGATACACATACAATTTATCCCCCTGCTTTACAATTTAGTTGGAGAGATTATACCTGGAATACAGGCTCATCAACCCAAACAATATTAAATACCCTCCCAGCAACATTAACACTAGCTAATAACCCTGGTACTTTTTATAGCCAAAGTTATAATAGATTTAGAATTAATGTTCGTCCTGAGTATCCACCTCAATTATGGCAAACATCATCGGCTTATGTTAATAATTATTACTTACCTACATCATCTTGGTATGCTATTAAGGATTTAGATACAAATGAATATGTAGTTGAATTTGATGATTTGTTTACTCAAATTAGTGCGGATGCTGATTCAAGTTATTTTGATGTTTATATGAATGGTTTAGAACCTGAAAGATATTATACAGTTTTAATAAAAACAGATATTGCAGGAACTGTTCAAGTATTTGATGATCAATATTATTTTAAAGTAATTAACGGATAATGAGCAACTTTCCCTTAACTAAACAAGTATTTCAAAAAACAGCATTTGATAACACTATTGATACATCTTTTTCTGAATTAACATCTACTACAGTACCTTCTACAGGTTCTATTTTACCTTCTATAGTTGAGTTTTTTCAGTATTATCAAGATTTGTTTTATCAAATACCTAAATTTGGAGATACAGATTCCCATCAGTATCTTGTGATAACTAGTCAAGAATATATAGGATCTGAAGCAGGTGGAAATGAAGTTATAGATGCTTTAATTGCAGAAATTACGGCTCTTAGACAAGAAAATTTAGATCTTCAACAACAGTTAGCTCAAAATACTTCAATCTCGGTTCAAGATGCTTTAAACACTTTACAAAATTTAAATGGTTAATATTACAAACATAGATCCAAATACTCTTACTCTTCAAACTATAAGTTCTGAAGATGTATCTGTTATTCCAAATACTACAATCACTTCTTCCTTTAACCCAGTTAATGATAAGATTGAATATTTTGTATATGATTTTAATAATAATCTTTTATCTTCAAATAATGATTTAAGATCATATAAACCATCACTTATTGATGCCTCAGGAAGTATAATAGATATGGTTATATATCCTGAAGCAGATACTATTAATGCTGGATATACCACAGGTATTGTTAAAACAATATATAATTTCATAGCTCCTGAATTAGGTACAGAAGCTAGTCCTTTATTTATTAGTGAAATTTCACCTTCAAGAACTGAATTAAGATTAAGTTCGAATTCAAATCCTTTATTCATAGTTGACCCTACAATTACTAATTTTATAAGTAGTTCTAACTATGATTTATATAACATATTTAGACAAAACGTAGAATCTAACAATTATTTTGATGAATTTTACTTAAATTTTGGGAATAACATATATGTTATAGGAGTTAATTCTGTATTAGAGTATAATCCTCAAAACAATACAGTTTCTTTATTAGTCAAATTATACGAACCCCTCCCAGTAAGTATTGGATTAAAAACAGAACTTTCTGTTGTTCTTAAAAAAGCAGAATCAGTTGCTTATCAAATAGATTTCACCACAGAAGAAATTATTTTAGATTCCTCAATTTA